CTAATAAAACTTTCTATGCAATAGAGAATAATTCTGCAGGAGAGTTTGAGGTAGGTATTGGTACAGTTACTGATGCCTCTCCTGATACTTTATCAAGAGACACAGTTATCTCGTCATCAAATAGTGATAGCAAAGTAGATTTTTCAGCAGGTACTAAAAATGTATTTTGTACACTACCAGCGTCTAGAACTATGTCTCCAAGTATGGTTGCTAATGGTTTTGTTGTAAATCAATCATCTACTCTAGACCAAGACCAAACTCTAGATTCAGGAGTTTTAGCAGGACCGGTTACAATAACTGGAACACAAACAGTAACAGGGACTTTGGTAATAGTTTAATGAGTAAAATAGAAGTAAATGAAGTAACACAACAATCTGGCACAACTGTAACAGTTGGTGGAGGAGCTTGTAAAACTGCCGTGGTAGATGCAACCACAGTAACTTTAGGTAGATCAGGCGGTTCAGTTTCATTAGCTTCAGGTGCATCACAGTCTGGATTTGGTAGAACAGGAACTGTAGATTGGGATACAACTCCAAAAACAGCTACGTTTACTGCAGTGTCTGGAGATGGATTTTTTGCAAATACAACAAGTAGCGCGTTTACTATGAATTTACCAGCAGGTTCTGCTGGAGCAATTGTTTCAGTTGCAGATTACGCAGGTACTTGGGACACAAATAATTTAACTGTTTCACCAAATGGAACAGATAAAATTGGTGGTGTAAATGCTGATGTAGCTTTAAATACAGAAGGTCAATCAGTAACTTTTATATTTGTTGATTCAACACAAGGTTGGATTAACATTCAAGATTCAACATCAAACGAAAGAGGTAGGTCAGATATAGTAGCTACAGGTGGAACAATAACAACTTCTGGTGATTGCAAAATTCATACATTTACAGGTCCAGGTACTTTTACAGTTAGTTCTATTTCTACCGTTGCAGCTAATAATGAAGTTTCTTATTTAGTAGTCGCAGGAGGCGGTGGTGGCGGACACGACGATGCAGGTGGTGGAGGAGCTGGAGGTTTTAGAGAAGTAAAAAGTACAGCATCAACTTATACAGCAAGTCCATTAGACGGATACCCAAGTGCTCCAAACAGAGTTACAATAACAGCAGCCGCTTTTCCTATTACTGTAGGCGGAGGTGGAGCAGGTGCTGTTCCAGGCTCTAATTGTACTGCTTGTGCTGGATCTCCCTCAACTTTTAGTACAGTAACATCTGCCGGTGGTGGTCTAGGTAATAGACCTGCTGGTACAGCAGGTGGAGCTGGTGGATCAGGTGGTGGCGGTGCTCCAGGTGGTGGAGCAGGTGGAGCAGGTAATACTCCTCCAGTTAGTCCCCCTCAAGGTCAACCTGGTGGTGCTGGAACTCCAGGATCTAATGAAGGTGGTGGTGGCGGTGGAGCTGGTGCAGCCGGTGGTGCTGGTAGCGGAAATGCTCCAAGTGGAACTGCAGGACCGGGTGGAGCAGGAGCATCAACAGCAATTAACCCAGCAACAGGTCAAACAGGCCCAGGCCCTGCACAATTTTATTCTGGCGGCGGTGGAGGTGGCGCATTTGGAACTAAAGGTTCTGGTGGAGTTGGTGGCGGTGGAGCTGGTGGACAGTATCCAACTACAGCTGCAACTGCAGGTACAGCAAATACTGGTGGTGGCGGTGGTGCGGGTTCTTCAACAAGTGCACCAACACCAAGACAAGGTGGAAATGGCGGTTCAGGTATAGTAGTAATAAGGTATAAATTTCAAAATTAATTATGACAAGTACAATTAAAGTAAATACAATTCAAAATGCATGTGGAGCAGACATTATAAAAGAGTCTAGCAACACAATAACTATTGGTGCAAGTGGTGATACAGTAACTCTAGGATCTGGTGCATCACAAACTGGCTTTGGTAGAACGGGAACTGTTGACTGGCAAACAACTCCTAAAACAGGAAATTTTACAGCAGCAAATGGTGAAGGTTATTTTGTTAACACAACATCAAGCGCTATAACAATGACTATGCCATCTGGTTCAGCAGGTGCAATAGTTTCAATACAAGATTATAATAAAACTTTTGATTCAAACAATTTTTCAATAACTCCTGCAAGTGGTGAAAAGATTAATGGTGGTGTTGCTGATGCCAATTTAGTTATTGCAACAGAAGGTCAAGGTTTAACTTTTGTTTATGTTGATTCAACAGTTGGTTGGAAAACTGTACACGAAAATGAATTTACAGCAGGTGGATCTAATTTTATATCAGCTACAGGTGGAACAATTACAACGTCTGGTAATTGTAAGATTCATACTTTTACAGGACCAGGAACATTTTGTGTTTCAGTCGCTGCAGCTTGTGCAGCAAACAATGTAGTTTCTTATGTGGTTGTAGCCGGTGGTGGAGCTGGAGGAATTTGTAGATCAGGTGGAGGAGGAGCTGGTGGTTATAGAGAAGTTAAATCGCCTGCTACACCTTATACAGCAAGTCCTTTAGATGGTTATCCATCCTCACCTAACAGAGTTACAGTTTCAGCAACATCTTTTCCAATTACAGTTGGAGGTGGTGGTACAGGCTCAACTCAGAGCCCCGTGTTATCAACTTCAGGTTCAAATTCAGTATTTTCAACTATAACATCTGCTGGTGGTGGTTTTGGAAGAAATGATAATCCAGCAAGTTTACCACCATCTGGCCCTGCGGGTAATGGTGGTTCAGGTGGAGGTGGAGCAAATTCACAAGGGGGAGGAAGCGGAAATACTCCTCCAGTTAGTCCTCCACAAGGAAACAATGGTGGGCCTTCTGCATCAGGTTCTGGTGGTGGAGGCGGTGGCGGAGCTGGCGCTGTTGGCGGATCAATGTCTCCCCCAAGTCATGGTGGAGATGGAGGAGCTGGTGTAGCATCAGAAATTTCAGGATCTTCAGTAACAAGAGCCGGAGGTGGAGGTGGTGGATCTTCAGCTTCAGGTGGTTCCGGTGGTTCAGGCGGAGGCGGAGATGGTGCAACTGCATCTTCAGGTACTTGCGCAGGTGATGATGGCACAGCTAACACTGGTGGCGGTGGTGGTGGAACAGGAGAACCAGGAACACAGGGCGGTGGTGCAGGTGGATCTGGTATAGTAATAATAAGGTATAAGGTTTCGTAGGTAGATTATGAGTGAGATAAAAGTAACTAAAATTAGTCCAAGAACAAATTGTGGAACAGTAACATTAGGGGATAGTGGAGATACTATTGCTATTGGATCAGGTGTAACTACTTCAGGAATGGGTAGAACAGGAACTGTTGATTGGCAGACAACTGTCAAAACATCAAATTTTACGGCATCAAATGGAGAGGGTTATTTTGTAAATACAACCTCAGGAGCGATTACGGTGACACTTCCTGCATCACCAAGCGCTGGAGATATTGTAGCGGTAAAAGATTATGCAAATACTTTTGATACAAATAAAGTAACACTTGGTAGAAATGGTTCTAAAATAGGTGGTGCTGAAATTGATGGAACTTTAAGTGAAGAGGGTATCGCAGTAACATTAGTATTTATAGATTCAACAAGAGGTTGGTTAGTAACAGATTCAGGTTTACAATCAGAATCACCAACAGCATCTTATGTTGCTGCTACAGGTGGTAATTCTACTGCTACCTCTGGTGATTTTAAAATCCATACATTTACAGGTCCAGGAACATTTGAAATTACTGCCGCTGGAAACGCAGCTGGAAATAATGAAGTAGAATATATCGTCGTTGCTGGTGGTGGTGGCGGTGGAAGAGATAGAGGAGCAGGTGGAGGTGCAGGTGGATTTAGATATGCATCACCTTCTTTAGCTCCGGTAACATATCCAGCAAAACCTTTGACGGCACCTACAGCTAAAACAGCGACAGTAGCTAGTTTTCCAATTACAGTTGGAGCAGGAGGAGCGGGAGGAGGAAACTGTGCAACAGGAGTAAGCGGATCTAATTCAATATATTCAACAATAACATCTGCTGGTGGTGGAGGCGGTGGTGGACCTAGCGTACCTAAAATTGCAGGTGTTGCTGGCGGATCAGGAGGAGGTGCACATTGTACCCCAGGTAATCAACCAAATCCAGGTGGAGCAGGAAATACTCCACCGGTAAGTCCTCCACAAGGAAATCCTGGAGGAAATAATTTAGGTGGTGAAGTATCGGCAGGTGGTGGCGGTGGTGCTATTGCTGCTGGATCAGTGGGTGGTCCTGGTAGTAGAGGTGATGGAGGTAATGGTGCAGGAGTACCAGATGCTTTTGGAACTTCTGGTCAAAACTGTGGTTCTTTTTACTATTTCTCTGGTGGTGGCGGAGGAGGTGGTGGAGATCAACTTATACCTTTAAGTCCAAACAGAGCTAACGGTGGTTTAGGTGGCGGAGGATTAGGTGGAACAAGTAATAATAGCACAAATTTAAACGGTGCAAATGGAACTGCTAACACTGGTGGTGGTGGAGGTGGTGGGGGTAATAACAATGCATCTGCTGCTGGTGGTTCAGGAATTGTTATTATTAGATACAAATTTCAAAATTAATATGTATTTACTAGTATTTAAAATTAATATATAAGGAGAAACATTATGGCACATTTTGCAAAACTAGGAGCTAACGGTAAAGTTATTCAAGTATTAACACTTGATGACAAGGACATGAAAAATGCTGATGGTGTTGAGGATGAATCAGTAGGTCAACAATATTTAGAAACACATAACAATTGGCCTGCACAAATGTGGGTTCAAACATCTTACAATACAGTAGGTAATAAACATAAATCAGGTGATGATTCAAAAGCATTCAGAGGAAATTATGCAGGTATAGGTTTTGAGTGGGACGAAGATAATCAAATCTTTTGGCCTAAAAAACCGTATGCTTCTTGGGTAAAAAATACAACTGATGCTAGATGGCAGTCACCGATTGGTGATGCTCCTGCTTTGACAGAAGAACAAGAATCTGCAAACAAGAGATATACTTGGAATGAATCTAGTCAATCCTGGGACTTGACAGACGATTAAGCATATATTAAAAATGGTGGTGGTATGCAAAAGAAAGTATTATCAGAAATAGGTTTATATTACGGTGATGTGGCGATGCCCAAAGATTGGGATATTGACCGAGATAAATTACAATCAGATATCTTACAATCAATAATTAAAAAAGAATCTTTTCCGTTCTCACGAACTTGGGATATGTTAAGCACCTATATTCGAGAGCACATAAATCTAGATTATGGTTTTACTTTAATTAATAAAAAAACTTGGGGCAATATGTATAAGCCTAAAGAGATTACAATTCCTCTATTAAATATAGATCCTGTAGATTTACGTAATTCACCAGACTATACACTTTTATATGGTGTAAATGTAAAAGATTGTATGGTTAGAATACACTATGAAGATAATAGACGTAAAGGAAGAAGTTGGGATATACCATTAACTGATAATAAATTTATAATGTTTCCATCAACTTGTATGTATTACTTAACTAATAATCAAAAGGATAGTTTGAATTTTGTACAAACTATAACATATGAATACATATAATTTTATTGAGATATATAAAGCACCAAAAAAACTTTGTGATCACCTTATAAGCTATCATAAAAAAAATAAAGAACATAGAGTAATAGGTGAAACAAGTAGCGGTATTAATAAAGAAGTTAAGGATTCTATAGATGTCTATTTTTTTAATCAATCACAAAATAAAAATATTAAAAATTTTTTTAATGTATTAAGCGAGTGTGTCGGTAATTATTGTAATAAATATAATATAACAGACAATATGCGGACTTACACGATTAATCATATCCAACACTATAAACCGGGAGGAGGATATCCCGCTCTGCATTATGAGAGAGGTTCAGATGTCCCTAAAAGAATTTTAGCTTATATGCTATATTTAAATACGGTTACTGATAAAGGTGGGACTGAATTTCCTTATCAAAATGTATCGCTGTCTGCTATAAAAGGAGATCTTGTTTTATGGCCAGCTGAGTTTACACATCCACACAGGGGTGTAGTATCTCCTACTCAAGAAAAATATATTGCAACTGGATGGTTTGAATTATTATGAATATGCTTAATTACTACTGGTATTTTAGTGGTGTATTGACACCTAAATTTTGTGATGATGTTATACGATATGCACTTCAACAAAAAGAAACAATGGCTAGGACTGGTGGGTATGGTGATAAAAAATTAAACAATGAAGAAGTTAAAGATTTAAAAAGAAAAAGAAATTCTGATTTAGTTTGGTTAAATGATACCTGGATCTATAAAGAATTACACCCATATGTTCACGAAGCAAATAGACAAGCTGGTTGGAACTTTGATTGGGAAAGAAGTGAATCTTGTCAATTTACAAAATATAAACACAACCAATATTATGATTGGCATTGTGATAGTTGGGATAAACCTTATGAAAAAGAAGGACCTGACAAAGGTAAAATTAGAAAACTATCTATGACTTGTCAATTAACAGATGGTTCAGAATACACAGGTGGTGAATTAGAATTTGATTTTAGAAATTATGATCCACATATGAGAGATGAAGCAAAACATTTAAGAAGAGCAAAAGAGATATTGCCTAAAGGTTCTATCATTGTGTTTCCTTCATTTGTGTGGCATAGAGTTAAACCAGTAACATCAGGCACAAGATATAGTCTTGTAGTATGGCATTTAGGGAGGCCTTTTAAATAATGTTTATAAATAGTTATTTTCCAACCGTAATATGGAATGAGGAAAAACCAGAGTTTGTTAAATCTTTAAACAA